AAGCAGTGGTATCAACGCAGAGTACTCGTTTCTTCTTCATGTCGCTGTGAGCGGTCTTGTAAATCTCCTTGTCGGCTTTGCGCTTGTCTTCCAGTTGTGCGCGGTTCAGGTCGAGCATTGCTGCTAGATCGGTGTTGCCTGCCTTGTTCGCCTCGCGTATCTGCTTCTTGAGCGCAATCTCTTCCCCGGAGATGTTATTGTATTCCTTCCACACAGCTTCGGCTGCGTCGATTTCAGCATCCGTACTAATTTCCGTCTTGTCGCCAACGATGGGCAGGAAGAACGGATCAAGCAGGTTGTCAATCAGATCGCGCAGTTCATCTTTCGACCCTTGAACGCGTGCAAGCCACTTCAGCCGGTCGAGGCGTTCGCCGTGGATGTGCATATCCTCGAACGCACCGATGGCATCGTTCTCTATGCTGACCACTTCCTTCAGGTTGTCACCCATGATGACAGGTTCGCCTGTGCCTTGAATTTTCGGCTCAAGGTGCATGTAGAACTTCTGCTGCGTCGGGTTCATATCGCGCAGCTTCTTGCCAGCGAGAATCGCACTCTGAATTGCCTTCAACGCTAATGGTGAACGCGTATCGAATGCGGCGTAGTTGATCTGGCCGGGGATGAGTTTGTCAGTAAGGTTGAACGACTCCTGATAGTCCTTGTCGATAGTCAGTCCCATGTAACGTTCCATCATGCTGTTCATGGAGTAGAACGCGTAGTGCTTGAGCGAGTGTGCCCCGGCCCAGATCGCCTTCTCAGCCATACCGCAATCGTAGAAGTTGAATGTACGCTTACCAAAGAGCCAGTACATCGTCTGGTATTCAAACCCAAGGCTCACGCCAACCTTCAGGTAATCACGCGAACACAACACCGGCTCTAGCGCGTCTTGAAGCTCAAGCATCTTTGGAGTCAGTGCTGCTCCGTACTTGCCCTGCATACTGTGAAGCAGGTCAGGATCGTTGTCGGCAAATGGCAGTAGGTCGATCACGTATTGCTCTTCCGCGTCCCCGAACTGTTGGGTGCGGCAGCGGCGAAAGAAGTAATCTTTGACTGGTGTGGTTTCAACGTCGAATCCCAACTGCGGTATCTTCTGTGTCTTCACCTTCTCGAAGAACTCAGTGAGTTTTCCAAGACCAGTGTAGGATTCGATTAGGGTGACGTTCGTTGGCGGGTCAAGCTCTTCCCATACGAGAGGCTTTAGGTTCGGGTGTACAGCTACAGGTTGCATTGTATCCTTCCGTTCAGAGTGTCCTCGGAGCGTACCCACTTCGTCGCTCGTCTCAGGATCAAACCCAAGGATAGCACAGAGTTAGCCTCTTGTCAAGTTTATTTCCAATTTGCGAATTTGAAATTCTCTTGACTTTTAGCCCCCTTATATGATACACTACAGGAATGAAAACGCACACACTACACTTCGACGGTTCGTGCTGGCCTAACCCCGGAGGGACGGCGGCGTATGGCTATGTCCTTCAGGATACCACGAAGGGTGTCCTGCGTCAAGAGCACGCGGTTATTGCCGCCGGTCCGGCGATGAGCAACAACGTAGCTGAGTTCGAGGCGGCCTACCAAGGGCTGTCTGATTATTCGCGTCTTCCAGCAAGGCGGGGTGATGAGATTGAAATTCTCGGTGACTCTGAAATCGTTGTGAAGATCATGAAGGGCATCTACCGGACGAACCCGGAAAAGCTCTATTACCCGTACTACTGCAAACTGGCCGGTCTTGTGCGCGAATTGCGAGAAAAAGAGGTGGTGATTTCTTTCAGGTGGATTCCCCGCGAGGAGAACACTGAATGCGATGACCTCTCGAAAGCCCACCAAAAATAGTTGTTGACAGACTACCCCCTCTCGTGCTATCCTTGTGGAACAAGGGCTTGGAGTGTAAGTCCTACAGTAGTAAGTTTTCCCACTGCAAGAGGGTTCTGGGGGTAGTTCCTCAGTTTTCTCCGGGCAACGTGTCAGTAGTTGATCTGACATTCCGCCAAGGCGGTCTTACGGCAAACGTCCCGGTTACAAATGTCCATTTCAAAAACCCTTCCAAACAGGTTGTCATATACACAATGGCTGGGGCTATCGCCTACGGTCTGACGGGGAGTGACAACAGGAGAGAGCACGGCAATAGCCATAGGCTTCCGCATACAGGACACACAATGACCGTCATGGGTTCGTGAGTGGTTTCTGGACGGGGGATTGCCGAAGGTGTATCTCGAATAGCGAACCCCACGCCAATCAACACAAAAAATTATTACTCAATATCCATAGGGGTTTGCCAGCGCGGGGTATTGACTTTCTGATAAACAGTGGTATAGTGGTATTAGGAGTTGAGAGAGACAGCGTGCTGCTGGACTAGCGAGTTCGAGAGAACTTCCCCCGGCAGACATACGACAAGATCGGTAGCGGGCCTCCTCCTATGGCGATGACGCCTGAGCACACCTCACCCGGCTGTACTTTCCAGTTGGGTGCAAAGAGTTCAGGAAGAGCCGTACCCGCTACCTCTAAAAGGGGATTTATGAATACAGGAATCGAAGCTGGCAATACAAACGAGAACCTACGCGGAACTGATCGTGATGTCGTCGTAGCCCAGAGCAAAGAGAAAGAGGGTCTGCCCAGCGCAGAAGACCTCGACTCCGTTGCTATGGAGCAAGAGATGATAGACGCGACCGCTAAGGCTCTCGAACTCGAAGATGAACCTGAGTACGTATTGCGTACGGAGTTCGATGCACTGGTTGCACGCATTGACGCCTTCAATACCCGATCAGGGCATCGGATATAGACTATCACTAGGAGGAGTTGCGTCATGTCGTTTACCCGTTCAACAAATTCCGCCTCAGCGCACCGTCCGTTCGTGCTAATCCTTATCAAGAAGTCCTACACCTACGGCGAAGGAGCATACGCCGTTACCAGCGGCCTGCGAGTCTCTGCTGAGTTTACGCTTGACCTGTTACTCCAAGAGGGGTACAAGGCCCGGCTAGAGGAAGCTGTTGACGGCAACTGCATCGACCGATTCGTTACGCATTACCGGCCCGCTCATGTGATCCTTGAAGCACTTTGGGTCACACCCGATAAGCTGGCCGAACTCGTACGGCTGCACCCACTCGTGAAGTGGACAGTGCGCGTACATAGTGAGCTACCGTTCCTCGCAAATGAAGGGAACGCGATAGACTGGCTCAAGGCATACGTACAGCTAGGCGTCGAGGTTGCATTCAACTCGAAGCAGACTGTAGAAGATTTCGAGGCAGTAGGGGATTCGGTTTACCTTCCCAACTACTATCCACTCCGCCACCGTGCCCGCAAACGCCGTGAAGATGATGGCGTCCTGCATATCGGCTGCTTCGGTGCGATCCGCCCGTTGAAGAATCAACTGATCCAAGCCTTCGCCGCCGTTGAGTATGCACGGAGGATGGGACGTAAGCTGGTCTTCCACATGAACGGTTCGCGGTTAGAGCAGTTCGGTGAGAGCAACCTGCGCAACATTCGCGCACTATTTGAAGGCACTGACAACATACTGCTGCTTCACCCGTGGCTGGAACACAAGAAGTTCCTTGAGCTACTGGAGGAAATGGACATCTGCTTGCAGGTCTCCTTGTCTGAGAGCTTCAACGTGACGAGCGCAGACGCTATCAGCATGAGCATCCCGCTGGTCGGATCGGAAGCAATCGCATGGCTGCCCAAGCGTTCAAAGGCGAAGGTCGATAACGTAGCGAACATCGTTGCTACGATGGCACACGCGGACACCTCGGCAGTCCTTATGAATCACGCAGCACTGGGAGCGTATTTAGAGGCTTCCAAAGAGGCGTGGCGCAAGTGGTTGACAGCCCGGTAGACTTGCTGTATAATGATGCTTGTGTAGCTCAGTTGGTAGAGCTTCTGATTTGTAATCAGAGGGTCGGGGGTTCAAATCCCTTCGCAAGCTCCACATTGGTTTGGCGGGTTTAGTAACCGCCCGGAGGCGGGGTATCCGATAACTGGGTCAGATTAGATACCTGATCTACCTCAACAAATTATGTGTCATGACGTTTTCATGACTGGTGGATTAGTCCGTGACTGACTACTGCCCATAGGAGGTTTCTATGGTCAGGGTCGAATGTGCCTTATGCAAAAAGGCGACTGAGCGTTCAGTAAGCAGGCTGAAGCGTTCCAAACATGGTGTATATTTCTGCAACAGAACGTGCAAAGATAAGGGCCAGAGTATCGAGGGCGGTGTAGCCTCTATTCAACCTGAGCACTACGGCAAAGGGATTCACAACTACCGTAACAAGGTAGACATGAGTTCGTGCGTTGGTTGTGGAGAGTCGAGACGATTCCTGTCGGTTGCACATCATAAAGATGGAGACCGGGCTAATAACTTGAGGGAGAACCTTGAGTGCGTGTGTCAGAATTGCCACGCTATCCGGCATCTAAAGTTTGTAGAGGGTGTCTGGGTGTACGCAAGTCGTGCTCTAACACCGCAGTGGGCGATTGGTATAGTTGGGAACACGCTACCCTTGCGCGGTTGAGTCTACGGTTCAAGCCCGTAATTGTCCACCAAATTTCAAAGTTTACAACGCGCACCCTCTATCCTTTAGGACAGCTAACAGAGGTGCCGTGCCACGAAAAGTGGCAATATCTGGGGCCAACATCATGAAGACTGAAGTAAGACTCAAACGAGGAGCCTTGTCACACTTCAGGAAGCTGGCCCGCAACTCGCCCAACGAGCTTATGGCTTTGTTGATCGGTGAGGTGGTGAACGCTAAGCTTACAGTAGTTGACAGCTTTGAGTACGCCAAGGAATATGCAGAGAGCAGCCCGAGCAGGGTTGTGTGGTATCAATCAGAACTTGAACGAGTTCAGAAGAAAGCAGAGGCGCGTGGGAGATGTGTAGTTGGTCTGATTCATTCGCACCCTGAATGGGACGCCGTAATGTCTAGCGCCGATTCAGAAGTGCTACTGTATTACGGCTATCGAGTGTGCGGTATTGTGAGTATACATGACCGCAAGACACGTACACGATTTTGGGTATCAGATAGTTCCCTACCTTGCGAAATAAAGTATGCTAAAGCAAAAAATAAAAACGTGTGTTAGGTGCGGACTTTCAAAGGTATTGGAAGATTTTCACAATGATACCAGTAAAGCTGACCAACACTCCGCACGCTGTAAAGCGTGTTTTAAGCTACAGCAAGCTGCGTATTATTTAGAACACCGTGAGGTCATAAAGGCTAGAGTCGCTGCTTGGAAGCAATCTAATAGGGATAAAGTAAACTTGGCGCACACAGAACGCTACGCTGCCGATCCCACCCGATATAACGCGAAATCTAAGAAATGGAAAAAGGAAAATCCAGAAAAAGTGGCAGCCTCCTATAGACTATCTCGATATGGGGTTTCTCAGGAACGGTACACACGATTTCTGGAAATTCAGCACAATTGTTGCCGCATTTGCGATGTTGAGTTTAGCATTAGTAATGTTCCCAATGTGGATCACGACCATGCTTGTTGCGCGGGCGATAAAAGCTGCGGGAACTGTATACGTGGTTTACTTTGTCGAGGATGCAATCATGCTCTGGGTAATTTGAAAGATGATCCAAAGTTATTTCACAAGGCAGCGGCATATCTTTTAGGTACACAAGCATGAGCAAACGTCTACAGTCTCCTAAGTATCGGAAGCTCATCAAATTCTTTGAGGGCATTCTGGACGACCCAAAGGAATCGGCAAAGAGTAAGATGACAGCAGCGTTGAAGCTGCAAGAATTCTACCTTGAGTTCGAGGACGCGGACAGTAAGGCGAGAGCGCACTCACGTAAGTTGGAACTACGTGCGTTACAAATTGCCAACCCAACGCTTCCACTGCCTGAGCCTGATCCGGTTCGCTCGTCAGTTGCAGTCGATGACACAGTTGACGAAGCCGTTGCCTTCATCAAAAGAGGAGGCAAGAGTGCAACCCTTCCGAGTGACGATTGAGGACGCGCAGAACTTTGCGAAGGTCTGGAACTACAAGGGCATCGCAATGCCCCTCGATAAGATTCATTGCCAGTTCGCAACTGATTACGCGAACGTAGCAATACGCAGCTTCATGCAATACATCGCAGAGCAGGCCGCTGCTAAGAAGAAGGCAGCCGAGGAAGCAGCGAAGCCGAAGATCACATTGGAGACCGCATAATGCTTTACCAGAGGCCGAGCTTTACTCTTCCGGCTAAGAGTCCGGTAACAAGTGAGAAGAACTGGGACAGGGCGTTTTTGACTCCCGATAAGTTCCAAGAGAAGTACGGTGAGTCATCTGAGAGTATAACTCCGATTGAGAGTGTGCCAGATGCGACCGGATTTTCAGACTAAGGGGAAGCATAATGCTCAAGGGTAAATAAACCTGAGCGTTATACTTCCCCTTATCGTTTGCGTTGGAGGTTCTGTTGGAGAACATCATACCACGCCTCTACGTTGGAGACGATAAGGATTACGAGAAGGTGGAAGACAACAGTAGTTTCCACACGCTCCGGTGCTGCAAGTACGGGCCGGGCGGTCATCAAGACACTCTGAAGTACACGACTTTAGGCGCACCGAAAGGGCCGGATTACCTGTCAGTTGAACGCCCTAATCGTATGGCGTTGAATTATATCGACGCTCACGATCCGAACCTAATCCCGCTGGCAATGGTTGAAGCGGGCCTGAGATACATCGACAAGCAGTTGGCTGCTGGCGGCAAAGTCCTTGTTGCTTGCAACGCTGGTCACTCCCGTGGCCCTACCACTGCGCTTCTCTACCTGAGAGCAATCGGTGACCTGACAGGTAGCTTTCATCAATCTGAGAACCTGTTCAGAACAATCTATGAGAAGTACGACCCCGGTATCGGTACGCGGACATTCGCGCATAGCAACTGGGACTACTTCAAGAATTATCTACGAAAGGGAACCAATGGCTGATTGGAAACATGCAGTAGCAGAAGACATGGGCGGGCACCACGAAGGTGCTAAGCCTGCTAAGAAGATCAAGCGCATCGAGCACGAACACTCGACAAATGGCGACCACATCTTTACGCACCACCACACGCACCCGGAGCACCACCCCTCTGAGACGCACACCAAGCGTGGTGACGACGAGATGGTTCACCACATGCTGAAGCACGCGGGCACACCCAACGAAGGTGAGGCAGAGTCCGAACCCGGCGCAGCCGCAGCTATGAGTGATCCGGCTAACGCAGCCGCAGCGGGCGCACCGCCAGCCGCAGCAGCACCGGCAGGAGCACCGGCACCAGCAGCGATGCCCGCAGCAGGGGGCATGTAATGCCGTTCTCCATGCATAGAGCCTTAGCTAGTGCTATTAGTTCGCCTTCTAAATCCGACCCCAAGAGTGAAAACCCGCACACCAGTGCAACAGGCAGGTTACAGAACGTAACTATGCCCAAACCGCCAGCGGACAACACTAAAAAGCCAGAGTTGAAACCTGTAAACTTGGGACGCGACACATCCATGACTAGTATAAACCTAGCACAGCCGGAAGAGCGCATGGATAATTTGGTGACGGAGAAGTAGGAGACACTAATGAAGAATCATTCACTGCACCGCGCCTTGAGTCACCTAAACCACGGCGGACTGCACCGCGCACTACATGTACCGGAGGGAGAAGTCATTCCGAAGGAAAAGATTGAAGCTGCTAAGAATAGCAGTAACGGCCACCTAGCAAAAATGGCTTCCTTTGCCGAAACAATGGCGGGATGGAACCATTCCAAGGGGAGTAAATAATGCCTCTACCCGTCTTATTTACACTAACCCTCACAGGGTCTCCGCAGCAACTTCCGGCTAACTATGTGAGCCAGTCGGTGACCATCGCAGCAAGCAATGCGAGCACCAATACCACGTTGGTATCCGCCAACGCAACGCCTGTAGCAGGTAACTCTGCCACGCTGGTCAACGGTCAGACAATCACGCTCAACTTGCGTGAAGGAAACACGAATCAGATTTGGGTAAATGGAACAGCCGGTGACAAGGTGTCAGTAGCCGGGGTGTAGGGCGCACACTCGTCCTCGTAGCCGGGGAGGGTTATGAAGCTAACGAAATTGCGCGACCTGTTTGAGTCTGCGCGTCATAACCCGAACTATCATTACCGCGACCTCAGCGATGAGCAGTATCAGGAGATGGCAACCGCCAGCTTCAACAAGCTCACAGAGTCGCAGTCCAAGCGAGTCGTTTCCAGTTGGAAAGATTCAGTCACGGACAAAATAAACTTAGAAGAGTGGGATGTTGCAAAGCATACCTCAGAGCTTGTGAAGTTTCGCTTCATGGCACAGACGAATCTCTTCTTCATGTGTCATCTCTTGGAAACCTACAAGCAGACCACAGTGAACACGCACGAAGAGATTTGCAACAAGTTCTTCGTGCAAAAGAATCCGACATTCACCACCTTTGAATCGTTTGCCAAACAGTACACCGATCTGAAAGACCGAATGCTCCTCGTACCCCGAGGCGGGTTCAAGTCGTCTATCGACATCGCAGATTGCGTGCAGTGGATCGCGTGCTTTCCTGCGGTGACGATTCTGATTCTAACGGGTGTGTACAAACTCGCAAGCGACTTCGTTGGTGAGCTACGCGGACACTTCACATTGGAGAACACCGAGGACATCAACGAGGAGACCAAGAAGGTCAAGCTCCGTCCTAAGTTGTTCTTCGATGACGAGACCGGCGTATGGTCATCCAGTATGTTTCAGGTGATGTTCCCTGAGCACGCGATCCCTCCGGGTGAGGGCACACAGTTTGAGTACGAATCGCCAGCAGGCGGTCACGAGAAGGAACCAACGGTACGGGCCGCATCTATCGAGCAGGCTCTCGCCGGTATGCACTTTGCAGTCATGAAGCTGGACGACGTTGTAACTAACGAGAACAGCCAGACGGTTGACCGACTCATCAAGGTGAGCAAGCAGATCAGCATTGATCGCGCTATGCTTCACCCTTACGGATTCATGGACGTAATCGGTACGTGGTATGACGAGAAGGATTACTACGGACTGAAGATCAAGCAGCAAGAGACCTTTGCTAAGGACGAAGGGTTGCTCGACTGCGTGAAAGGCACCGTGGATTCAGGACGCTTCGAGATAAGCGTTGACACAAAGATTTATCTGCGCAGCGCGTTGTGGCTCACGCAGACGGCTGTTGACTTGGGCAAGACCGACCTAGATGCGAAAGCACAGGACTACGAGTTGTGGTTCCCTGAACGGTTGGATTTCAAGTTCCTGTCAACTGAGAGAAAGACAGACCCGGAAGGGTTTGCTATCAAGTACCTCAACAATCCGCGCAAGATTCATCGTATCAAGTTTGACCGTGCTCTTCTCCTAAAGCGCACCATACCGCATAATCAGTTGCCCCCACAAGGGATTGTCGTAACGACCATCGACACCGCGTACTCCACAAAGTCGTGGGCTGATTACACGGTCATTCTCACTACCCTCATTTATGGGGGACGCTTCTACATCATCAACATGGTGCGGGGGCGATTCAGCGAGTACGAACTGCCAGCCGTAATTGCGGCTACCGGGCACAAGTGGAAACCGAAGCGCATTGCGATTGAGGACTCTGTTGGTGTCAAGTGGATGGGACGTGAACTCCGCCGAGAGATGGATAAGTTGCAAATCAGTATTCCAGTCGAGTACGTTTCGTTGGGACTGGGCAACAAGTCCAAGTCGAAGCAGTTGAAAGCGAAGCCTGTCCTGCGGTTGCTGGGCGACGAGCGCATGTACTTTCTCAACTCCTGTGAAGGATTGAACGAACTGTACAACGAGCTTGAAGCATTCACAGGCACGAATGACGACGCGCACGACGACATAGTTTCCGCGCTCTCTCTGTTGGTCGAGCAGTTTAGCTCGTACGCAGATGCAGGCGCACGTGTCACTAGTGTCGATGCACAGTATGTGTCGGACAAGCAGAACTTCGAGCGTCATCAGTTGATCTACGGACTTGGTAAGTATGCCAAGTTCAACGCCAACCAGATGATCAACGATGACAACCCTGTCACGACCTATCAACTGGAGAACGACAGTCGCTTTAGAGAACCACAAGGCCCGGCAGATATTGACCCGCTGGCCGATCTGTACGTGTAAGGAGAAGCAATGGCAGACACCCAAGATCGTATCGAAGCAGATGGCGTAGCACGTACGACGCTGGATGTCACCGACTACGGAAAAGGCTCTGAGCTAAAGACACTCAATGCGGAACTAGCACTCGTGCTTGGTTCTGCTACGAAGGCCGAGCAGTTCATCATCGACAAGCAGTGGAACCTGCTGTGGCGCGATGCTGACCTGCTCTATCAGTCGCCGCGTCCGATGTCCGTGTACGAGAACACTTACGTGCTCGAACCGAACGTGCAGCGATTCACTGTAGCAAAGGTTGTGAACGCAGTTGTGCCGCAGCTATACAAGGGTCTGTTCTATGCCGACCCGCCAATGGTTCTGCGACCACGCCCCGGCACGAGTCAGAAGACCACTGACGCAAAGACAGTTCTCTTCTCTGTTCTCCTGAATGAGTGCAAATTCAAGACGGAGACAAAGTGGGGACTTGAACAGATGGCGTGCCTTGGTACTGGCATCTGGAAGTGGGGCTATCGTTACGAAAAGATCATGACGCAGAAGCGTACCAGTACGGCAGTGAAGCTGTCTGCTGGCGTAGGTGATCAACAGGAGAAACAAACAGTTCCGACGAACGACCCGCCTAAGGTTGAGAAGACCTACCGCACAGTAGCCCGTCCGTTCTTTGAGTCACGCCCTATCAATAAAGTATGGGTCGATCCGAAGTGCGAGTTCGGGGATATTCGCATGGCCGATTACGTCATCGACGTTCGGTACATGGACTACTACGCTGTGAACGACATTCGCACAGCACTGGAAGAGTTGCGCAAGGTAGACCCTAAGCATAAAGAACTTGAGGGTTGGAACTTGCCGCGCACTGAAGATGAGCTTCGCAAGTGGTGGTTCATGCCTGCCGGGGACACTGCTCCGATCTTGGCTAGTGACCAAGCTACCTATATGCGTGGCGCGGTGCATCACTCGGAAGACCAGAACATTGAAGTCTCGCCGGACATGCTATTCAAGAAGTTGGAAGTGTTGGAGTATTGGGACAAGGGCCGCAAGGTCACTGTTATCGACCGCAAGAAGGTCATCTTCTCCGGGGACAACGAGTTCGGAGTAATTCCGTTCCTGTCCGCTAACTGGTGGAACCGATCCAAAGCATTTTACGGCATGGGCCTCGGCCTTATTGTCGGGCAGAATCAGCGAGTTGATCAGGGTACAATCAACGCGATTCTCAAGATTCTGTCCTTTGGTGTCAACCCAATCTATTTGCGTAAGCGTGATACAAACGCGCCGACGCAGATGATCCGTACTGGTCTGGGTAAAATCCTGACCGTTGACACAGAAGTCGATAAGTCGTACAAACTGCTTGAGACACCGAAGACCCCGCCTGACATCTGGGCAGCATTAGCCGAATCTGAAAAAGCGACCGAGAGTTCTTCGGGGGCTGATGCGCAGCTTGTACAAGGCTCGTCCGCAGGCCCACGATCTTCAATGGGACGCACAGCAGGCGGAGCTAATCTACTTGCAGGCGCAAGTGCAACTCGTCTTGACGGGCCGTTAGACAACTTCATCGAACAGGTGTTTAGCCCGTTCCTGTACATCCTTGACGATCTGATTTTGAACTACCTGTCTGACGCTGAAATCACCAACATTCTTGGTGAAGAGATGGGTCAAGACTATGAGGTTGATCTGGATGCGTTCCACGCAGCGAAGATTGAGTACGAGGTTCTTGCCGGTGCCGCATTAGCCGCCAAGCGCACGATGGCTCAGTCGATGACCCTGCTCACACAGATTTTGGAAAACCCTCAGATCACTGACCAACTCGCTGATGTAAACGAGGAGTATATTGACTGGAAGACGATCCTGAATATGTGGCTGGAGTCGAGCGAGTGGAAGAACAAGAACGACATCATCAAGCCGATGACAGCCGACATGAAGCAGAAGCGTCAGGCTGCATCACAAGCAGCGCAGGCACAATCGAAGGCCGCTGTGAACCAGCAGTCCAACCAGCAGAAGTTCCAACAGAAGCAGACGCTTGAAGATCAGGCCACGAACAACCGAATCAAACGGGACATCGTGAGAGAGGCGTTCAAGGACAACGCTACAAGTCAAGCTACTGAAGGTACACCAAGCCCGTTGGGTCTGGAGGGTTCGGAGCCGACTGTAGAGTAACGAAGCCGCTCTCTAACCACGGGAGCACGTTGAAGGTGAGTGGATCGTGAAACCTTATAATCCCTGAGCGAAGGGGTGAATAATCAATACCGCTCTAATCTAATGCAAGTCAGGGACGCAGGCACCTAAGCGGCACGTCTTCAACGAGAGGCTATATCACGCCTGACTACATAAGATCACTGACCGGGGAGGGTAAGTGAAAAAATGCAGCAGATGTAGCGAAGATAAGCCTCTGTCTTCTTTCGGCAAGAACACCAATACCAAAGACGGATACAGGTATGTTTGCAAAACTTGCTCTAAGGAATACAACAGAAAATACAACAGTGAGCACAAACAGGCAGCCTTAGATAATGGCAGAGAGTGGAAGCTGAAGAACCCCGATAAGGTAAGAGATATTTGGATAAAGTATCATTACAAACTTTCCTCAGATGAGTATAGAAGTTTGATTGGCAATCAAGGCAACCGATGTGCTGTTTGTGACTTGGAGTTTTCTGATAGTAACATTCCGTTTGTAGACCACGACCATACATGCTGCCTTGGAAATAAGAGTTGTGGTTCATGCGTACGCGGTCTTTTGTGCCGACATTGTAACACGGCTTTGGGATTTCTTAGAGACGACCCAAGAATACTAAAAAAGGCTATAGCCTATCTGGAGACCGGGCGATGAAAACAGAGTTTACTCCCGAAATTGAACTCACACGAGGTCAGCAGGCGGCATTGGCGTTGACGTGTGCGCCAACCAATGAAGGATGGAAAGCAGTTCACCTTATAGCCCGATCTGAAGTTGACAAGTTCGTCCTCGATCTTGTAAACACCGATCCGACCCAGAGGGAAGATGTGCTGACCAAGCACATGATGGCTAAGGTTGCAGCAATGCTCTATGAAGGCATCGTCAACCGAATCAATTTTGAAGTTCAGAAGTACATGGCTGACCACACATCGAAAGAGCCAGTTGACCTGACCGAAGGAATACTAGATATAGGGCCACGCGCAAGCCGACAATCAGACTTCGATGAATCTCTGGGAGGAGATGAGATAGCATGAGCAATCTTTCAGTAGAAGAGCAGGTTTCAGCAAACGCTGAAACACCGACAACCGTTGAAACTCCAGCCGCCGTGCTGGAGGAAAAGATTTACGAGTTTCAGCCCACAGATGAAAACGGTAGACCAGTCGGCGGAAAACAGGTCATCAAGTATCGCACGCCAGAAGAGCTTACGTTCAAGCTGACCGAACAGAATACGCTTCTGATTCGTAAGCTGCGTGAGCAGACCAAGAAGGCCCGTCTCGGGCAGTTGGACGTGGACACGATTGACGACGCGGCACCTCGCTTCCAGAATCCAGTCGAGTTCAAGCCCCGGCAGCTTTCGTACGAAGATCGCGTGAAGCTGAGCCAAGACCTACTCGACCCTGAGCACTTCGATAGTGCAGTCAACACCATCTTCGAGGCAAGCACCGGAATCGAGGCAAAGAGCCTGAACGAAGTGATCACGGGTCTCCAAACCGACAACGCGCAGATCAAAGCGCAGCGGGAAGTAGACAAGTTCATTCGGCGCAACCCGGCCTATATCGTATGTCCTGAGAATTTCGAGGCTATTACGAACTGGATGGTGCGTTATGATCTGGCCCCAGTGGAGGGTAACTTCCAGAAGGCTTACGACACGCTCAAGGCAGCCGACGTACTGGTTATGTCTGTTGAGGTCATTCCGACCCCTACGTACACCCTTCCTGAGCCTGTAGCGGCCCCTGTAGAGGCTCCTGCGGTTGAGGAGGATCATATCCGTGAGGAATTGCCAGCGGTCGTTCCTGAGGCCACTCAGACGCCTACGGTGGTAACCCCGCCAGTGGTTCGAGTACCGTCCGGTATCAGCCGGGCAAACTCTTCAGACGCGGGCACAACTCGTAGTCATGGAGATGAAATCGTGTACGAGTTCGTACAAAAGGACTCCAAGGGAATTCAGATCGGTGAGAAGCGCGTGTTCAAGGGACTGGCAGCCATCAACGCCATGCCCAGCGATGAGTACAAACACCGCCTGCTGTCCGACAAGACGTTCGGACCACGAGTCATGAAGCTCGAAGAGGAAGCAGCACGGAAGCGCAGAGAACGGGGGTAACCCATGCTGCGACTCGTTGACCGCTTCAACGAAGGAGACATTCAGGAGGTCTTCCGCATAACAGACGAGTGTTACCCCGGTGACGGGTATGACCAGTCCACTCTGCGGAAGATTCTCATGAAGTACCCGGCATGGTTCATAGATGAAGGCGGCGTGAAAGCGAACCTCATCTCGGAAATTTCCAAGGGCCAGCCGTACATCTGGAGTGTATGCACAAGAGCTTCCCATAGAGGACGCGGCTGTGCAGGCACTTTGATCAAAGAGTTTGAGAAGCACTACGCGGAGTCCGGTTACCATAGGTATTGGTTGCAGGTACGCGCAGAGAACCCAGCACAGAAGTTGTACTTCGACATGGGCTATCGAGTGTCTTCATTTACACCAAATTTGTATGGTGCCCTTCAACATGGTATGACCATGCGGAAGGTCATCTGAAGTGATGGATGCAGGACGGTCGGATTACCGTACCACATCCCCTAAGTTATGTGCTGAGGAACTAAGTCGGTCGGAGACCTTGACCGAGCAATCGCAAACACCAGTCGGATTACTGGCGGAGGGATTGTCTACACATTGAAGGCAAAAAAGCACACACTATTTTTCTCTGGGAGGAGGAAGATAAACGGCGTGCGCCTTTGAAGTAAAAAGGATAACTACAATGGGTTATACTCCTGCGGGAAATAATCAAGGCAATCTGCCTCAGTCCACCGTCAAGTTCTACGATAAACTATAATCTTGTCGTAGTCAAACCCACTCTGATTGACTTGGAAGCTGAAATGGCTAACAGGGCGGAAGGCGATAGAAGGTACTTGACTTCTACTCAACACCGTGAGAGACTAAGTGAGAGGGCATGAATTTTGAGAACTAAAGAACAAATAAAAGAGTATCAACGACAGTACCGTGAAAATAATCGTGGTAAGGCAAGAGAAAACTCTCGCAGATGGAGAGAAAAAAATCTTGTAAGATCACGAGAGTATGCAAGGCGATACCGAACGGATGAAGGTTCTACGTATTACGAAGACAAATATGGAATTACAATGGCCGAACGAGACGCCATGTATGAGTTCCAAAAAGGTCTATGCGGGGTATGTGGTAAACCTTTAGAAGAAACATATCATGTGGATCATGATCATGTTTCAGGAAAAGTTCGCAGCCTTGCACATGGGTATTGTAATCTCCTGTTAGGGGTAGTTGAAAAGAAGCGCGAGCTTATTGCTAAGATATTTGTTTATTTAGAAAAGCATAATTCGTGATGCGATAGTCCGACCATACGGGAAGAATAACCGTATGAGTTCAGCAGAAATGTCTGAACCGCACTGCCTTCGTGCGTAACATTACTGAAGAAGTTTCGTGAGAACCTGAAGGCACAAACACCGTTCGTCGCTTGCTCTGAGCGACTTGATCTGCCAACAAAGAGCGGTAACCAGTATGAAATGTTCATGTACGTTCCGTTTGCGGCTAACACTGCGCAGACGACAGAAGGTACAGTCGGTAGCTCCATCAGCATCAGTGTTCTTACGACCACTGCAACGATTGGTGAGTACGCCGATTACGCGAACTTCTCCTCGCTCTCGCTTGCAACCGCAATCGACAGCACCGTTGAAAACGTGGCGCGTGAGCTTGCTTACCGTCTCGGTGAGTCCCTGTCTGGCCTTGTCCGTGCAACTGCTGACGGCGCATCCAGCGTTGACTCCAGCGTGCTGACACAGCTTGGCGCGGTTTCGACTTCGAGCTTCACAACTCTTAGCCTGAACCAGATTCGTAACAGCGTGCAGTCCCTCGCTGGTCGTTCGGTTCGTCCGTTCGATGAAGCATCCAAGAGCTTCTGCGGTGTAATTCATCCGTTCGCGCTTGGCGACGTTCTTTCGGACGTGAGCAACAACTCGCCTATCGACATTCTGAAGCACACTCCGGTGGGCCAGATGAAGATGGAAGACCTTGTTTCCACCGATCTGACAGAGATGATCGAGCTTCCGGGTTCTGGTGTTCGCTTCTTCCAGACCAATCAGGTTACGACCACTGCTAACTACAAGGGTGTGACTGGCCTGACTGCGCTGCGTACCTACATCTTCGGGCGTGATGGCATTTACAGCATCAAGCTGGGAGCACAGGGCGACACAGACTTCGGTGACGGAGAGTGGAGCAACATCAAGTGCAACATCGTGCAGAACGCTGAGCCGACTGTTGCCGATCCTGAAGGGCTGATCCCCGGATGGACTTCGTACCGCGTTCACTTCACCACATCCCTCGGGCCGGACACCACAATCCGCATCCGTGAGATTGACGCGGCTTCGGCCATCAGCTAAGACTACGGCGCGTGAGACTAAAACCCTCACGCGCCAGTTTTCTTTGCGTAAGGGAAAGTCTTTGAAAGGACAAACAAATGATTGATGCAATTTTTAGCGGACCGCCTAGTAACGTGCCGAGTCCTGCCGGGGCGACCGTCGCCATCGGTATTGACAAGGTAGCAGGTGCTTTCTACGCCAGCTTAGGCAACGGGTGGGTTCCTGTTGTTGGCTCAACCGGAAACGCCAACGCACTCGCACAGACAGGTGCAACGGCTAGTGTACTCACCTACACTACCCCTGCAAGCGGTCTGTATCGTGTCGTGGGTCTTGTCGAGCAAGCCACCTCCACCAACGGTACTCCCGGTGCTGTGCAGGTTGCGTACACCAATGCGACATCAGGCAGTGCAGCAGCAGCGGCCAGCATCACTACGCCGGGAGCTACAACTGGTATCGGTCAGGCTCAGTCAGGCTCTTTGATCGTGAACGCTAAGGCGGGCACAACCATCGTAGTCTCTGCTCTTGCCCCAACCACGCTGACCCAGAACGTATACGGTCGCGTAGAATTCCTCGGCTAACAATTCCGAAAGAAAGGGAATAAATAAATGAGCTTTCCAAGTAATACAACTGGGCTAGGAGTAGCGGCCAAGGTCTTGACGACAGGTAATGTGAATTTTGGCAATACCAATCCGGGCAAGAACAACGTCGTCCTGTCCCTCAGCGGTACTCTGTATCCGACCACATTTCAGCTAACCCCTGAAATCGTAGACGTGGCCAACAACCCAGTAGCACCGGGTACGGCACTCGTCCTCACAGCGGTCGCAGCAGACGTGCTTGCTCCATACACCCTGACGGCAGTAGCGACTTCGGTGAATGGCTACGCAGTGTACACAGGTACCATCACGGGCGGCGGTTCTAATGCCTTTGCTGGCCGTGAGTTTACAATCGCGGGCTTCACAGGAGCTACGAACAACGGCAACTTCGAGTGTTCGGCATCCACAGCCACAACCATCACACTGTTCAACGGCGCGGCTGTAGCTGAGACGCACGCTGCAACGGCGCAGGATGACACTGCGGTTGCTGTCTACACAGGCACGATCACAGGTGGCGGTTCCAACGCGTTTGCCGGGCAGGACTTTGTTATCGCAGGCTTCACCAATGCACCTAACAACGGTACCTTCACAGCAACAGCTTCCAGCACAACGACACTAACCCTGTCCAACACTGCTGCGGTAGCTGAGACGCACGCTGCAACAGCCACACCAGAGGACGCCGGAAGCGACGTTCTGAAGTACGTGTCGTATGGGTTCAAGACGCTGACAGGTAACACATGGCAGCCGTCCGGTACTCAGACAGCGGTTGCGACCATCTCTTCGGCTGGTGTCATTACAGCAGTAGCGTTGGGTAGCACTGTGGTTGAGGTTTCGTATCCGACCTTCGCCAACACTGCTGGTAATGTCGTGTCTTCGGGCAACGTCATGAACGGCTTGCCGCTCAACAAGGTATACTCGGAGTTTGGAGTCCGCGTCATACCGTAACAAGCACAACCAGAAATGCGGAAGGAGGAGCCGCATATCATGGAAAAAATTATCTATGACGACGACATCAGAGACGTGACGAGGCTTCACAACCGCGCTCTGAGAACCGTGAACCGTTCCCTGCGAAGAGAGGCTGAGAAAGCCAAGCAGCGTACGGATGAGATTGTGGCCGCACTACTCGACGCACCCGCGTCCGAGAGTCCGGCTGAAGCAGCACTGCGGAGAATCTGGGAGCGAACTGGTGGAATCTTACAGTGCAGCCCAGATGACTATGAAGGCATAGCCGATGCCGCTATCGCTCGATACGAGCGTGGTGGTCTGTAACCAGCAGCAACCGCAAATCTTGACGCGCCGACCTGAGGCCCGAGGGTGGATTACCCGGAGGACGCACCTCACATAGGCGATGCGCAATCTGTGTGGCCCGCGAACCCGCATGATTGCACTGCCGTCAGTCAGTAACGTTCACTTGCAAGGCGTGACTGACGCGCAGTTTGTTTTGCCGAGGAGGGAGACCTTGGATGACCCCAGCAGTAGGAGGGACGCACACTAGCGCAGCGAACCCTTGGGACACATACGCATCAGAGATGGATACCAAGATGAGTGCTGAGCTAGAGTCAGCCGTTGCAGAGTATGCCGAGAAGGTATACGAGGCCGACCAATCAAGTTCAGAGAACCGGGAAGAGCTTGCTCGTCAGAAAGAGATGAGCGATGAGCTTTCCAAAGAGTACCAGTGGCTCACACCGGAGGAGTACAGGGACTACGACGCACGTATTGGTACGCCGATGACGCACGCCGAGTTCATTACCAAACTGCGACAGGCCGGTGTCTGTTGCCACTACAGGCAGCATCCTCAGATTCAGAAGGCAGTCCTCTACGTAAGTAGGGACGGAGTAGCTGAGGCAGATGTAGCATGTTGGGTTCAGGTCGGTCAAATGCCGGAACTTTCCGTGATGAGGTTTGACGACCACGGCGTACCACTCGATGAGCGCAGGCGCGGCTGGCGTACATGCCTCTTGCAACTGATCCTCAAAGGAATCATATCTGAGGAGAAGGCAAACAAGGTGTTCGGTAGTCCAAAGGTCACCGTGCAGTTTCATCGTTACAACAACACGCTCCAGCAATTTAGAAATGCGGGCAACAGCCTGACATTGAGCGAGTAGTAAATCCCTAAGGAGGATAGGTTAGCATGGCAGAAAACATTATTGAGAAGGTAGAGAAGGGCGCACAACATCAGCAGCCCTCTCTTGAACCTGTGAAGACAGCAAAGCAAGCACAGCTTGAAGCGATGGGAGCTGAAATCAAGGCTCTTGAGCTTGAAGAGAAGCAACTGGCAGTGAAGTTCCAGAAGGCCAACTTGGTCGATATGGAAGAGCGTCTGGCAGAGCGTGAACTCAAGCGCGAGTCCCGGCGTCAGGATGCACAGTCAAAGGGCGCGGCACTCTCGGTCAAGGCCAAGAATGAAGCGACTCAGCAGTCTAACTGCAATCACAAAAAGGGCGGCAACGGTGCTCAAGGTGTGGTTGGCGGTCAGGGTGACGACAGCCAGTATGCAGTTCTGAAGCACACGTTCGCAAATGGTGATACGTGGGTTCGTTGTCTGCGGTGCGGTAAGACATGGAAGCCCCCGGTCAAGTCTGATTTCAAGGGCGACCAATCCGGCTATGACGACGCGATGAAGACGTACAAGGAAGCCCTAAACTTCCAGACACGTAACGTTCCGTCGAAGGGCATTGTATTCTCGTACGGCGAAGGCGGAGTTGAACTCTATCGTGAAAACACGAAGAACGCGAACCTTCGGTAAGACTCTCTCCGCCCATTGGCGGGGTTACTGTGAAATTCAGAGCTATGCCCGTATAGCCGGGCACTACATTCTATGGAGGAATCCAATGGGACAGTCATCCCCTGAAGCAAAGAAAGCATGGCTAGTACGCAACGCGCATCGCAGGCCAGAGATAAACCGCAACTGGAAGCTGCGCAACGTGTACGGTATAACACCCGAACAGTACGACGAGATGTACCACAACCAAGGTGGCAAGTGTGCTATCTGCATCCGTGAAATTGCTTGGGACGGTAGTAGAGGCTCTAGCGACAACCTGCATATAGATCACGACCACGAAACTAAGTATGTCAGAGGGTTGCTGTGCGGTCGTTGTAATTTGGGGATAGGCCAGTTTGAAGACCGTATTGATCTTTTGCAAAACGCTGTCTTATACCTTCAGTCGAGCAAGGCTCCTGAAGATTTTGTGTTTTCAAAAGTACCCAACCCAAAGGGAAAGTTCTTGACCGAAGAGGTGAAGAATAAGATTTCAGATTCAATGAAGACGCACTGGAGAGATAAATGCCAAACTCAAGTATAACCCTGCAAGAAGTTTCTGATGACGCTTCCTCTCTCGGGGACGTTTCCCCGGCCCTTGCAACTGGCGGCTTTGGTTCTGCTCCAGCCCTTTCCATTGCCAACGACGTGATGCAGGCCATGATCAATGGCGGCCCCGGTGGTCAACCCTACAACTGGAAATGGAACCGCTTCAACGTGGCACCCTTCGTCACGATCAGCTACCAGCAAGACTACTTCATCCCCGGCCTCATCAACATCGGCTGGCTTGAACACGCGTGGGCATCCTACCTCAACCAAGCATCCAATCCAAAGCAGAAGCAGCAGCTTGAGGTACGCAAAGACCTCGACGTGACGTACGATCAGACTGGATACCCCGGCAAGATTTGTTGGCTTCCTAACTCGATGCTTCAGACCGGAACATGGGGGGCAGCACCTCTCGGCCCTACAGCAGGGAATCCTTCAGGTCAGATCGGCGTTGCCGGTTTGAACCCAAGTGGCTTGCAGAACCCCGGCCCGAACGTGATATACACGTCTCCTTACAACACACCCAACAATCCCATCAACGCAACGACCGGCATCACTGACCCCAACGGAAACCTTTGGGTGCTCACCACGTTCGGCACGTGTGGTGCAACGCAACCTTCGTGGCCTACGACTCCGGTGTATCCAACCCTCCAGAGTCCTTCTACCGTGGCTACGACGGTCGCAGATGGCACTTGTGTGTGGACGGCGATCAACCCATCCGGTCAAGGCTTTCGCCTGAACCCGATCCCTCCGCAGACCGGAGTGACGTGGCTGATCCAGCCAGTAGCGCAACGCAAGGCACCTCGCTTCTCTCAGCTTGCTCAAACGCTCGAACCCATCCCAGATGACTTCGAGTGGGCATTCAAGCAAGGCTTCTTTGCAGAGTGCTATCGACGCAACCCCGATCCAAAGGTGCGGTCGAAGTACCCTATGGAACGCCAGATATGGCTTGAGTCGCTAGACAAGGCAGTACGGCAGAGCGACCGTGAAGAGGACGACTACGGATTCTACCCGGCGTCGAGCATCATGGATTCTGGAATCGGAACCAATCCGATCAACCCAGCGTATCCGTTCGGTGCATGGAATGGATTCTAAGGAGTAGTCATGGCAGCTTCAAGTACAATCACGCTTCTCGCAACTATGGAGTGGGCGAAGCGATTCAACTTTCAACGTCGCTCCGCAATCGGAAACAACCTTGAGCCTGCTATGACCAGCGCAAACACAGTCCTTCAAACGATTGTGGGTGCGCCGTTTGCATGGCGATGGAACCGGGTTGTAACCGGATTCGTTACAGTAGCGGGACAGCAGGATTACACCATCTTCAACTACCTCGCAAACACTGCGGTCACTCTCGGGTGGTACACAGTGGATGACGCTGGTAACAGTCAGGTTTGCACCACAGCGGGAACTACCGGCAGCGGCCCAACTTGGAATCACACCAAGGGCGGTACGACTACAGACGGAGGCGTGACTTGGACTAACATGGGCCTCGTCGTTGCTAACGCTAAGGGCAGCTACTCTCTCAACTGGATCGAGACATCCTCGGTACAAGATACGAAGAGTAAGTGGTGGGAGATGACGAGTAAGATCGTCCTCGGCCTTGAGTCGAATCAAGCACGACCTCAGTTCATCTCGGCGCAGTCCGATGACGGTCTCGGTAACGTGACCTTCCGATTGCTGACTTGCCCCGATGCAGCATACCCTGTAGCGATAACGTTGCAGCAGAAGCCTCCGCTCTTCATCACGGTGAACCAAACATGGTCACCTATCCCTGATGAGTACGCTCGACTATACAACTGGGGATTCCTCAGCTTGATGTGGTTGTTCGCGGACGATCCTCGATTCCAGATGGCGAACTCAAAGTTCATTGCCGGTCTGCTTGGAGCGTCGGAAGGGTTGACTGAGACGCAGCGTAACATCTTCTTGCAGGAGTGGCAGTCGATCACAGGTCAGCCAGTGTCTAACCAAGACCGAATGCAACAGGGCTATCAAGCACGCGGACAGTAATTATGCCTTGGAAAGACAAAGACAAACACCGTAAGCACATACGTGATAAGCGTGCGTCCCTGACGGAAACACAAAAGGTAGCCGCTCGTAAGAAGGAAGCAGCTAGGCAAAAAGCACGTTTGGATGCAAACCCGGAATTGAGGAAACGTCGTACTTTTTTGAATCGTCTGTATTTATACGGACTGAATGAAAAGCTCTACGCTGATCTTATGGAAGCTCAAGGCGGGTTGTGTGCTCTTTGTAAAGAACCTCTCGGTGAGAAAACTCCTCACATAGACCACAACCATGCTACGGGAGAGGTCAGAGGTTTGCTGCACAACAACTGCAACATTGCTATTGGCCTTTTGGATGAGAGTCCGAATAAGCTGCGGCTTGCTGCGGATTATTTGGAGTCATTCTAATGGCACAGATCACTCTTCCAGCATTGCAGTTTCTCGATCCTGAAGGAAACCCGGTAGCCAACGGACACGTTACACTCAGCGTGTCTGTTGACTGCCAGACCGCATCCAACACGCAGATCGGCAGCAGTGTCTCAGCAAAGATTCCTCTCGACTCAACAGGTACAATCACCGGCTCGTACCTCATCTGGCAGAACGCCAGTCTAACCCCCTCCGGTTCGTATTACATCCTTTCGGTGTATACGAGTTCCGGCCAGCTTGTACAGGGGCCGGACGTTATTACGTTTTAGGAGACGCTTATGCCAGCATCAAAAGTACAACTATCAGGTGGAGCGTTTCAGGATGCACTCGGAAACGTAGTAGCGAATGGCTACATCATCATGCAGCTTAGTCAAGACGCTCAGGTCACAGGCGCAAGCCCAGAGATTCAGATTACAGCCGGACGCACACTCAAGATCAACCTTGACAGCAGCGGTAACATCGCAGCTTCCCCGGCCCAGTACGCATGGCCGAACGATGTGCTCACACCAGCGAATACATACTACACCGTAGCGGTCTACACCGCATCCGGTCAGCTTGTATGGGGGCCGAACGCTCAGCAGGTTCTCAGCACACCTAGTCCTTATGACGTAGGCCTATGGTCTCCTCGTGTTGTGAATGTAGCTGCCCCGATCACACAAACCATCTACGATGTGGGCGTATTTTTCCCCGGAACTTTTGCCAATGCTCAGGTCATGCTTTACCTGAAACTTGAGCGCAATGTTACGTTCTCTGCCCAGTTTTCCCCAAGCACCGCTGTGTGTCAGGTGAACCCTACTGGGGCGGTTTCCGTAAGCATTCTCAAGAACGGTACATCAGTAGGAAGTATAGCCTTCAGCACAGGAGGCGTTGCCACGTTCTCGGGGAGTGCCGTAACTTTCAGTGTGGGTGACATCCTTGAGATTACCGCCCCCGCGACAGCCGATGCTACGTTCGCAAACGTAGGCATAATTCTCAGTGGGGTAACTAGCTAAAATGCTCACTCCTCCAGTCACAGTGCCTAGCGGCCAGTCGGTTGTTTATTGTGTGGCTTCTGTATTCACCGCCACTTCAGCAAGCGGGGCAGCGGCTTCCGTTACTGCTACCAGCGGTGCAGGCTTGCTTAGCAACTCACATCCCGTAAATCCGCAAACCTACGACATAAACTGGGGAACTTTTACGCTGCCTTCAGTCTTCACAAACCCCGGTGTTGTGGTGCGTAACATTTATCCATTCATGAATTTGAACGGATCGGTCAGCAGCAGCAACAGCACTGTCCATCTCAACGGTTCTCTCATTTCTGGAACCGGAGGGGTATTCAATATAAGCTACCACACGGCCAGCTTGGGAACCAGTTTGTCCTCTATAGCAGGGGTTACGGCAGAAGCCTTCGGTGAAGCTACCCTTCCTATCGGGCCTATCAGCGACTACGTGAATATAACCGCAGTCGGTGTGGCAGTATACATTGATAGCCTTCCACTACCCTCTGCGTTTGTAAACGTGGGCAAACAGCAGTACAAAAATGTCGGATTCAACTAGGAGAACGTAATGCCGAACAAAACATGTACCAAGTGCGGCATTGTCATATCTAACCGCGCCAACACTATGAAGCAAGATGCTTCGTTGGATGAAATCATTGCCCTCGGAAAGTGGGCGGAAAAACAAAAGGCAGGGTAGCTATATTCCCAACAATTTAGGTTTGAATGGAGCACAGGCGCAGAAGCCTACGCGCTTCGCCCCTATCTATACAGGCCGATGGGCTTCCGGCATATGGACGAACCGCAGCCCGCTGCGAGACGCTAACACGACTCGGCAGGTAGAGAAATTCTACGGCCCGGCAGGAGATGCACTCATCGCTGGGTTGAACACAGAGATTACGACACGCCTCACACTGGGTCGTCGTCCGGGCAATCCAGCATACGACACGAACTCTTGGTCAGACCCGGATCGTTTCTATTCGTTTCGGTTGTTCAGTTCAAACTCTGAGCAGATAGACGTGATGGTGGATCAAGCCTCCGCACTCTACTCTCTGTATGCAGGTACAAAGAGTCTGGTGTTCACGAAGTCAGCAGGCGCAGGTCAGTCGTACATGCAGTCAGTTGGTAATACTCTTTATTTCGGAAATGGACAAGACAACAAGAAGTGGCTTCAGACTTTAGAAGTGTGGGCATCTAATGCAGTTTGGAACACACCAAGCACACCGCTATTCACGACTTACATCATTGATACGAACGGAAATATCCAGCAGCTAACAGGCGGCACAACTTTCATATCAGGTGCGACTCCCCCCATGTGGAGCACTGCCGTACCCGCATCCGGCAATGACTACCAAGGTGGATTGACAACCGATGGCGGAGTTGTTTGGACAAACCGTGGCAACCCGATTGAGAATTGGGGCATTGCGAATGCCGGTGTAGCGGTGGTACCTACGGTCGGAACATCACGCGTTGCTTGGGTAGCGAACACTTACTACTCCATCGCAGGCGTGATCATAGACACGAACGGTAACCTTCAAATGGTCACCGTTGCTGGCACCAGCAGCGCAGGGCCGGTCACGTGGGCAACCTCGGTTGGCAACACCACTGTAGATGGTGGTGTGCATTGGATCATGATTCAAACCGCAGCCTCTCTTGCGTGGGCAGCGAGTACCGCGTACGTTCCGCAGAGCACTTTAGTTTTGAGCGCAGTTGCGAACAACAGCGGCGGTCATACCGTGTACACGGGTACGATCACAGGGGGTGCATCAAACTTCTATGCCGGTTCTACCTTCGTCGTATCAGGGTTCAACCATGCAGCCAACAACGGAACGTTTCTGTGCAGCGCATCAACCACAACAACCTTGACGGTAGCGAACACCGCAGGCGTTGCGGAGACGTTGACGGGTTCGGCATTCACTCCGGGGCAATATCTAATAGGTAACGCTGCTGGTACAAATTGCCTGTTCAACCTAGCCACACCTTCGCAGCCGTACCTTACCGGCAACGTTAGCGCGTATCTTTATAGCGGGCCTACAAGCGGGCCGGTTGGTTGCTTCATTCTCACCAATCCAACGACCACAGGCAGCGCACTGGCGAACAACACTTCGCTTACCAGTTTGAGCTTTACTGGAACTCCTTTAGGAAGTGGTGCAACCCTTGCGTGGGCAACCGTCAACGGAGCAGGAACCACAACTGGAACGACTAATCCGTTCCCAGCGTACACGCAGAATTACCAGTTGATAATCCTCGGTAATATGTACTTTCCGAAAGCTGGTCAATACACTCTCACATGCCAGCACCACGACGGTATGATTTGGGGTATGGGCGGGGGTATTACTCTCGTCAGTGGTACGAATGATAACCCGATTGGACAAACGGTTACAGCTAACCAAGCCTACACAGTCTTCGGTGGGACTAACCGAGGTCTAGGCGGAGGCGGTCAGTGGAACGATACGTTCACAGTCAATGTGCCCGCAGCCGGTTCATACCCATACGAAGTTGATTACTCGTACTGGTATCATTCTGGTCAGGACATGATCTGGAACACCCAAGGGTTTGCAATAGCCAATGGCAATGCGATCAGTGGTACGGTACAACCGATATGGCCTTCATGGACGACAGCCTTCGCGCCCGCTTACCCAAGTGTGCAAGAGTCGGCTGGCCGTTACACATGGAACAACATCGGGCCGACTGTCGACTTCACATGGCAGGCACTACGAGGCTTCACTCTACCGGACACTACGATCATCGACAATAACGGCTATCAGGAAGGGCCGTATCGGACTGGCTACAGCGGTTCGGTCGCACCGACCTTCTCGACGTTCTTGAACGCACTGACCGCAGACAATCCGAACTTGACTTGGATCAACCAAGGAATCGCATCAGCCCCTCCAGCGGGTACGGTAAGCACGTACAACGGTGGGTGGAGCTATTCGGTTGCGCTAGTGAACACACTGGACGACACCGTATCGAATGCGTCTCCGTTGTCTACAGCTACCGGAAACTTCATCGGTGCTGCGGGAATCACCATACCGCCCGGTGCAGGACTTCCTGCCCTAGCCAACATTGATCCACAGGCCGACTTCGTTGCCATCTATCGAACCACGGACGGACAAGCAACACCGTTCTTGATTCCGGGTGCGACCACGGAGTACACCGTGCCGTTGTCAACGTACCTCGTAAGTGGTTATGTCGATAGCACGCCGGACACCGGGCTGAACAATTTGATTCAAGCAGCACTGGAAGGGGAGAACACACCGCCTGCATTAGGCGCGATCAATCTGACCTACCACTTGAACCGAATCTTCTACAGCATCGGCAACATCGTGTATTGGACTTCTGGCCCAGACACGCCGGATGGAAACGGTATCAACGGTACGTCGCCTCTAAACTACGACAGTTTCCCGTCGCTAGTGAAGCGCATCGTACCAACAGCAAGCGGTGCTCTGGTCTTTACGGTGAGCGATGTCTACCTGATCCAAGGATCGGGGACAGCATCGAGTCCGATCCAGAGCGGCATTCCACTTATGAAGGGAGTGGGCCTGCTGAGCTACAATGCACTAGACGTGAACGGCTCGATCATCGGGTTCTTCACTACGGACAACCAGTTCTGCATCATCGACCCGTCCTCGGGCGTTGACTACGCAGGCTTCCCAATCGGTGACCAGCTTCGTCTGAACAACGGCGGTGTCGGAACATCTTGGAACGCTGCGAACGTTTACGTTGCTTGGCATGTGTCCGGTGAGGATCAGGGCTGGTACGTATGTGACGGCGCGACTGGTTGGTACCGACTCATGCCTACACCGACGCCTGAACAAGGTTACACATGGTCTCCGTTCGCGCAGATCGTGGGAGGTGCAGGAGCAGTGCAGAGTATCGAAGTATCTCCCGGTTCGCACAATTTGCTTATCGGGCCTACAGCCACAGGGCCGATCTTGAACCGAAGCCTGAGTAACTTTCAGGACAACGGCACGAGCTACACGGCTTGGGCAGTAATCGGTTCTGCTGTTCTGGCTCAGCCGGGACAGGTAGCGGTAGTCAGTTTCATCACTACGGAATCTGTGAAGACGGGAACACCGTTGAGCATATCCGTGATCTTCGATGACGCGCTACCGTATTACACAGGGCCGTGGCCGACGTTGACTGCATCTGAAAATGATCCGCCGACGTTGAAGCCAAGTAGCTCGTTCTTCGCACAGCGATTCTATACGTCCGACCTGCCGGGTATAGATGACGAGGCTGTGTGCCGTCACATGCAGATACGTGTGAACTGGGCAGTAGAGAACGCACAAAACGAACTCGCCACGATGACAGTCTTTGGCGCGTTCATGCAGGAAGCCTAAAAGGGGTGACGTATGCCGATGAATGATTCTTCACAGTTTGATTACAGCGGCTACGTCCCCCTCGGAAACAACACGGCCCAGCCTCCAACTCCTAACGCGGACTTGCAGCCGGGCCGTAGCTCTACCATGCGGTGTCCTCTGCCGATCCTCGGTCAGGCGACCCCGGACGCGCTACGGAGCTTCTACTTGAAGGGAAACGTACCACAAGTGCGCCTGCTGACCCCAGAGAGCGTCGTTACCAACGGGGGCACCTCGACTACCACCGCCAGTGCATCGACGGCTTCTAGTGGCTCTAGCGGCTCAACAACCACTATCGTAGCCAATACTTCGACCATAACAACCGCCGTTCTGTCACCCAACGCTCAGTTTACCGGCGTGATGTCCTTCTCGCGGTCGTTTCAGCTTCTCGCTCTCGCGGTGAATTCCGTAGCACGAGTTCGGCTTTACGGTACGGCGGCGGCCCAGAGCGGAGACCTCGGGCGCGGGCTAGACATTCCCCCGGCAGCAGGTACCGCGCAGAACATCATCTGCGATGTCGTATTAGATACGTCTCCGTTCACATGGCCGTTCCAAGACCGGGTGGGCGCGAACGCGGATACGCCACAGACGACTAACATCTACGTCACCGTGACGAACCTTGACACGAACAGCGATGCGATCACAGTGACGTTCCAGTACGTACCGCTACAGGCTTGATACCAATGATAGACATACAGAAAAAGAAAGCCGCTACTGCTGCGTGGAAGTTAGCAAATAGAGAGGCATTGAACGCAAGGCAGCGAGACTACAACAAAGTAAACTTCAAGCGCATATCAGCCAACCCACGAAGGCGTTGGACTATGTTCCAATATCGCTCCAAGAAAAGAGGCATACTTGTCACGCTGACTTATGAAGAGTGGTTAGGGTTGGTAAAAGATGCTGCCTGCCACTACTGCCACAAAGCCATAGAATCGAACGGGTGCAGTTTAGATCGCAAGGACTCGGAAGGGCATTACAGCAAAGATAATGTTGTTCCGTGTTGTATGCCCTGCAACAAGATGAAGAGCGACGTGCTCTCGCATGAGGATATGGAATACCTTATGCCCTTGTTGCTAAAGTTCAGAGCACGGAGGAGCGGCGAATGAATCGAGAGATAGTTCTACCCGGAGGCGCAGGTATATACCCGCTTCAAGGAGATGTCGTATCGACCGCAGGCAACAATCGAGTGACAGTAACCGGACTTGAGGGTATACCTCTTACACCCGGCCCGTACTTGTCAGGAGTCTCATGGCAATACTCCTCAGCCACAAACACATGGCTGCCTATACTCGAAACGCAGATTCAAGTAAACGGCATCAGCGTGAGCGATGACCCTCTTGTCTCTGTGAATGCAGTGAAGCCCATCCAAGTGAACGGAGCGTAACTTGATAAATTTGAACAACACCACCCCAGCCGCACCGACTGGCGGATACAACATCCAGTGGCAGCAAGATTCGTCCGGCAACGTGTCGGCCTATGCAGGGGCCGCAGCAAACCCGCCAGTCACGAACACGCCGTCAGCCGGGGTGCTCACCATCAACGCAGCTTCTGGCGATAAGCAAAAGATAAACGTCAACGCAGCTATCACATCTATCGTGGTGAACAACCCCACGGATGGACAGATCATGACCCTCTTCTGGGTGCAGGACGGAACGGGACATGCGATTACGCTGCCAGCGTTCTTCCTCGGGGTCACCGCACCAAGCACGACAGCGAATAAGCACAGCATCCAGCAGATTTACTACAACGCCGCCGACACTAACTGGTACGGAGTAGCGGCTGGTCAGACTGGTCTCTAAGGAGTGATTCATGACGCCCGAAGAAAGAAACCCCGCAGCCTTGCGATTGGCTGCTGAGTATTTAGAGAGGAATAGATGAGCGTAATTCCTGTAAATATAAACGGCATAAATCAACTCTCTTTGAATCTTGCTGGAACCGTCACTGCCTCTACCGCCGCAGGTATTACCACGATCAACCAGACCGGCGTGGTTGGCTTAGCTCTCGAAGTGAATGGTAACCCTAACGGAAGTCAAACGCTTTTGAATCTGCAACAGGGAACCAACACTACTATCACCGATAACGGTACAGGCACGGTTACTGTGGCTGTACCTACTGCCACAACCAGCACTACAGGCGCAGTAAAGCCAGATGGTACATCCATTGTGGTTACAGGTGGAGTTATCAGCGCAGCCGCTTCTGGCATATTGTTTTATGGCGATGCTTCAGCTACTTGCTTGGGTGGAGAGAGCGTTGTCACTCTGGGATCGACACCTATTGCTGGTTCCGTGTCTTTACTATTGAACGGTGTTTTGATAAACACTTCTCAGTACACCCTGACTGGATCAGTGGCAACTCTTGTATCAAATACTTTTGGTGTGGGAGATATAGTTAGGGCCAAATGGTCAACGACTAACTCCACTCCGGGTTCTATAACGATAACTGATACCGCCAACACCCTTCACTCATATTCGGCTAGTAGTAATAGCGGTGGAGTAGGCAGTAACATACAGCCCACTCTCCCGGCTGCCGCATCTGCTGGTGATTTCGCTGTGATGTGCATTGGGTCTTCAAACGGGTCGCTGCCCTCTACGCCTTCTGGTTGGACTTTGGTGGATGGCACGAGTGGTTCCGGTACATTTTGGGTAGGGGGAACCTATACCAAGACTCTAACGAGCGGTGACATAGCTACAGGGTCAGTCAGCTTCGGTACAGCGAGTTTGTGGAACGCTTGCGTAGTTACGTTCAGTGGTGCAGTTTCGGTGTCAACCTTCATATCGAGTAGAGCGCAGGCCACACCTGCGACTTTGACTACTTCTGGGGCGGCTGTAGCAGGTAACACTGCCATATACTTCGGGTCGCAAGGCGCGACACCGGGAGGTTCCACCGGAGCGGTAACATGGAATCGAGGAACTTCGCGGGGCACAGCCAACGATGGGGCTAACGATGCCTGCGCAGTTTACACGGAAACGATCACGTCAGGTACGGCTGGTACTGTAACAGCAGTTGTTAGCTACGCTTCTCCTACGGCTGCTCACAACTTTCAGACTATTGTGGTTGTGAGCACAAACTCCACAGCACCGGGAACCATACCTGAGATAAGTCAGTCTCAGATTTCAGGATTCCCTGCTGTAGCTGATACAGGGACGGCTAACGCTTACGCAGTTGCTACGTCTCCAGCTTTCGGATTGGTGAAGGGTGCTTTCATATCGTTCATCGCGGGTAACGCCAACACAGGAGCGTCCACGCTCTCTTTGAATGGTGGGACTGCTGTAGCTATAAAGGCCAATGGAAATACCACAGCGTTACCATCCGGGGCCATCACAGCCGGACAGGTCGTGGATGTTACCTATGATGGTACCGTATGGCAGATGGTCGTTCCTGTGGGTATAACACTAACCACTACAGGTAGTTCAGGAGCATCAACTCTATCTGGCGGTGTGTTGAATATACCTGTTTACACCAGCGGCGGCAGCGGCAGCGGTCTGATTCTATTAGAAGAACATACGGCGAGTAATTCCTCATCCCTCAGCTTCACAAGTAGCTTTACTTCTACTTATGATTGCTACCTAATCAAATTCGTAAATCTTGTACCTGTTACCAACAGTTCTGACATTGCTATTAGATTTTCAACGAATGGCGGTTCATCTTACGACTCTGGCAGCAATTATAACCAAATATATTGGTTACAGAGAACTGGAACCAACTCAGGCGGTGAGGCTAACAACACAAGTTTCTCTATCAGTGTTGGTGGCGTTTCCAGCACAGGTAGCAACGGCGGGGCATGTGCAGATATGGAAGTTTACAACCCTTTATCAGCCACGGCCTTCAAACAAGCAAGGGCCAAAGGGATGTATTACTATGCAACTGGTTCTCAGTATGTGCTTATTGATTGGGCAAATGCGTACTTGTCTACAACAGCCGTAAACGCCTTTCAAGTTATAACCTCAAGCGGTAACATAGCTTCTGGTACGGTTAGAGTCTACGGTTACGCGAAGTAGATCAAAAAGCAAAGGAGCAGAGCATGGTAACAGATCGCTTCCTCGAAACCCGCGACTTGCCGATTCTGGAAAAGAGTCTAGCGCATGACGTACACCATCAGGGCACGACTGCCGATTTTTTCACACAATACGGAACAGTGTGCAAAACCTACGAGGACGCCGCTGGCCCGATCCTTTTTGCTAGGGCCAGTAAAGCTCTTCGTCTCGATCTTCAGTATGTGGACAACTCTGATGTAAAGCGCAACATGAAGGCGATGCTCACAGGTTTTGATGAGCTTGCAAGAAAAGCCAAGGAGAATGGCTTTTTGGAAATCATATTTACCAGCAACTCACCGATGATGCGAAAGTTTTGCGTCAAACGCTTTGGGTTCGTGGAAGAGCACAACGAGTTGAGAAAGCACCTATGACAATGAAAATATACACTAAGCTCGTCCTCGATATGAACACGAACGAGATTTTGGAAGAGCAAAGTTTCAACTATGACGGGCCAGTTGCTAAGCTCTGTGGTGCAGGCTCCGGTCTCACCAATGTTGCAAACCAGCAGAGTTCGGCGTATAATACAATGCTGAACCAAGCGCAAACGGTATTCGGCAACTCATCCACGGTCTTCAATGATCTGGTGAACACATTCACACCGACCGTTGCAGCAGGGCCGGATCAGCAAGGCTTCAGCCCGGCAGAAGTATCAGCCCTGAAGTCGCAGGCCATCACACAAACAGGAAACTCATACAACAACGCGAAGTACGCGGCTGGTGAAGCTCAGGCAGCAAACGGTGGTGGCAACGTGGCCGATGTCAATGGCGGATCAAAGACAGCGACCGACCTCAGTGTAGCGAACGGTGCAGCCGCAACCACAGCCAACGAAGAGAACACCATCGACCTGAACAACTATGCAACAGGCCGACAAAATTACGACACTGCTGTATCTGGCTTAGAGAACGCGCCAAACGTATTCGGTGCGGCAACAAGCGCAGAGAATGCGGCCACTGGTTCCGGTAGCTCCGCAGCAAGTACGCAGAACCAAGTCGCACAGCAGAACCAATCGTGGGTGCAGGCAGTGACCGGCGCACTCGGCGGTATCGCAGGCGATGTTGTAACAGGCGGAATGTCGAACCTCGGCAAGGGCGTAGGGTTCTTCGGAAACGGATAAGGTAAACAATGAGCAACCCACAAGTACCAATGGCAGACCCCAACGCACCGGCTATACAACTCGATCCACAAAACTCTGCAATCCAAACTGAGCAGCCTCAAGTTGGCGATCAGGTTGACAACTCTGCGAAGGGGCCAGAGGCAGCTATCCCTCCTGTGCAGCAAGATGTTACTGTGGATGGCGGCAGCGGTCAGAATCAACCGATACAGACTGAGCAGTCCGACACCAGCAAGATCGGGTTGAATCCTAATGACCCGAAGAACAAGGTACAGCCTACACCGCAGTATCAAATTCCTCCTACTGACCCCGGCGTCGTGCAAGCTGCGCGCATGAACAAGATAGCTACCATGCTTACAGGCGGCCCGCACTTTACTACAACGGTCGATCCTGTCTCAGGCAAGGTTACGCGAACGCAGAACCAAGTCAGCACAAAGAGTCTTCTACTAGCAGTAGCAATGGAAGCACTCGGCGGAGCGGCGGCAGGCTTGCAAGCTAAGGGGCCGGGAAACGAAGGTAAAGCATTCGGCATGGGCTTTCAGAGCGGTGCTCAGAATTCTCAGGCAGCCCAAGCCGGTCAACAGCAGCAAGACCAGCAGGCCAGTCAAGACCTAGCGCGTCAGGCCGCAGTCACAGCGACTAACTTCCAGACGCACATGAACGCGATGAAGGCTGGTAATCTCGACTATGAACAGCACAAGGCATGGGTAGCAGACAGCGCACCCGTTGTCGAGAACCTGCGTAGCACTGGCGGTGTTCTAGCCAGCGGTGTCAACGAAAGCGACCTGCTCAACAAGTACCACGTAACACGCGACATGGCGATTCCAGATGGTGTCGTACCTCGTGTTGGTGCAGACGGTAAGCAGGCGACCAACCCAGACGGCTCTCTTGCGTGGGACAACACATACACTGTGGTTGATCCTACGAAGAAGATTAGCCTTCCTCCTGACACAGCGCAGATGCTTGTAGACATGCGCGTGCCCGGTTCGTTCAAGACGGACGAGAACGGTAAGGTTGTGTCTGCGCTAGATGACATCAATGCTTCCACCCCAATCAAGGCGGGCATTGTTGTTGACATGATGCAGAAGGCAGCCGGGATCAAGCTAACTCAAGGTCAGTTCGATTCACAGTTCAAGACCCTCAACGATCCGAGTGATGCTCAGAAGTTTCAGGTGAACTTGAAGGATGCGCTTGCGGACGGCACGCTCACTACGAAGGGCATTCAGACGATCAGCCGGTATGCCGGACTTCCTCTGAACCAAGTAGTAGCAACTATGCAGAAGGACAAGGTACCTGCCGATGTGATCGGTCAGTTCTTGAATCTCGTGCCGCAGGGCGCAATCGAGAAGGCGAAGATCAACCAGACGAATCAAGAGGCTGACGCTAAGGCGGCAGAGACTCGGAAGAATCTAGTCATCACGCCGAACAACGCTGATGCTGTAATCGCGGACAAGGATGGCAAGTATAGCGCAGAGCAGCACGCTGAGGCAGTTAGTGTGCAGAAGCAAAGCGTCAGCACAGCAGCTAATAAAGCTGGAGCCGAAGCAACTGCACGTACACAAGCGGAAATCAACACCAAGGTGAAGAACGGAATTTCCATCGCAGGTCAGAACAAGCAGCAGAACGCGGACTTCGGTAACCCAGCGTTGAATGAAGCGGCGAAACAGCCAGCTTCACCAGACGGCGTAAACCATGCGTTCCTTGACGAACTAGCAAAGACTGACCCTCGGGCAGCTACGGTGAAGGCAGTCGGGGAAGGCCGCAATACTCTTAGTGCTTATGCATTGGCTAAGCAGTACGGCGGAGACTTCGCTAACCTCGTCAACGCTGCTTACCCGGCGTGGGATCAAGGTAAGACGGAACAGTACCATACGGCTTTGAAGCAATTCGCACCGGGCGGAAGTCTTGGTAAGAACGTATCGGCGATAAGCACCGCTCTCGCCCACATGCAGAATGCTTTGGATGCTGTTGGTTGGTCTTCGACAGTACCGGGCGTGCGCAACGTAGCGCGTGGTATGGGTATCCAAAGTGCAGCAGACTACAACGCGCATATGCTGAACGTCGCAACAGAAGTCGCTACCGCATATAAGGGTGGTATTCCATCAGAGCCAGAAATTCAAGATCGTTTGAAGGCTTTGACTGGCAACCCGAATTCGGTGAAGGACACGTTGCGCAGTTGGGCAATCGACTTGGAAGGTAAGCAGGAAGCCAACTATCATCAATTCGATGAGTCGGTTCCTTCTTCGTTCGTCGCTCCAGTTCAGTTTGCTGATCCGCAGGCCGTGCAAAGCTATAAGCGACTCACAGGTAAGGACATCAATCCTGACCTCGTAGGCCGTTCCGCTTACCATCAGAACCAGAACCCCAACCCGAATAACGGCGGGCCTAACACTGGCCCTAACGGACGCGTACAACCTGTACCTCAAGGAGCGACCGGTAAGGCACCGGGCAGTGACGGTAAGATGTACTACCACGACGCACAAGGAAAGCCACTCGGTATAGCACCGCAGTAAGGAGATAGAATGTCTAACCCAACGAATGCCCCTGTAACTCTCGACATGAGCAAGTCTCAGCCTATAGCTCAGGGGCAGCAGGGGCAGCAGGGACAACCACCAACAGGTGTGACTCTCGACATGAGTAAGTCGCAGCCTATCAGTGGCGGCTCTGCGCCAGCTTCTCAACCTTCTCAACCCAACCAAGACGAAGGGTTCTTCAGTCGTATGTATGAGACGAGTGGAGCGAAGGGTTTGGTGGACATGGGCAAGCAAGTTGTCCAGCGGCCTATCGACCTGTATCACGAGATGGTGTCTAACGCGCAGAAGGGCGACTTCACTTCTGCTGCTGAGAGCGCGAACAAACTTCTCAACGGTGCGGTCGATCCTCAGAACCCAATCTACAAAGCTGCTGAGCAAATCATCATGCAGCCCATCGACACCATCAAGAACGAGTACAAGGAGCAGCGTGCTCAGGGTAAGACTCCGATGCAAGCTATCTTGGCCCCCGGTGCTTTGAAGACTGGCGGGCAACGAGTTGTATCTGAGTTCAAAAATGGGCACCCGTTAGATGCGGTAAGCTCAGCGATCCATACAGGGACGCAGGCACTCGCCGCTGTTCCGCTGGCCGGGGCCGCTGCTGAGCAGATCGGGGGTAACCTCGACACCGACATCCACAACGGCAACTACCGCGCGGCAGTTAGGTGATGTGGCTGGGCCTCTCGCTACGATGGGCCTTGGTAAGGTGCTAGGGGCAGTAGGCGAGGCCGGTGAGGGTGCGGAGGGTGCAGGGGCCACTACAGGTCAACCGCCGCCTCCACCGCCCGGTGGTAACGCTTTGACTCGTTCTGCCGACCTCATGCAGGACATGAACAACCGTGCGCCGGGGCCAACAGCGGAAGCTACCGCTCAGGGCGTACAAGATACGGTCACCGCAGCTAAAGCTCCTGAGCAGATGGCGAACGATGCGGAAGCCGCCAGCCAGCAGAAGTCTATAACAGCAGATCAGCAGGCCGTGCAAAACAACTACGAACGTGCCAATGGCGCGGTCAACCAAGAAGGTGAGGCAGCACAGAATGCGGCGTCTCAGGCACGAGACATGGCTGCGACCGAAAAGGAAACAGCAGACGAGAGCCTGAAGAACTACGCGTCGATGGCACCCGGCGACGAAGCGATCACAGCAGCGGCAAAGACCGCAGCGGACAACGCTAACAAAGCCATGCACGACAACTACGTTGCACAGCGAGGCAAGCTGATAGAGATGGCGGGAGACGCTTCCGTTCCTCTTGAGGACAGTCCGATTCATGAAGCCTACAACGACTTGATGACGGAAGGTACTAAGGCGACCAAGGGTTCGATTGTTGTACCTACACCGCCGCCCGGCTCAGCACGCGCCATCAGCATCCTTGACAACATCAAGAACCTCGTAGAACCAGAGGCCGCAGAGGAAGGCGCAGAAGCACCACCGCCTTCGACTACAACCATGAGCACGTTGCTCGATGACTACCAGATGATCGGAGCACGTCAACGCGCTACACCGTGGAACACCGAGACCGGCCCAGCCGACCAACAGATTTACAACAGGCTGAAGCAGGGCATCGTGGACACTATCGGTCAGGTTGCGGAGAAGTCTGGTAACCCAGATGCGATTGACATAGCGCAGAAGATGAACTCTGACTATCGCAACGAAGTGAGCCTGTATCAGAACCCAGCGGTAAAGGCTCTCCGTGCAGGTAAGATGCGAGACGTAGACGCGGCATTGACGAGTAACGCTCAGGGCAACCTCGGCAACGTCAACGCACTGCGTCAAGTCCTCGGCAGTCATTGGCAGGACTTCACACAGAACTCCTTGAAGCGTCTCGTAGCCGACAATATCGGTGAAGATGGAACTATCAACTACAAGGGTCTGCTCAACAAACTCGGCGGCATGAAGGCCGACGTTCGCAACGCCGTGTACGGTCAGATGCAGTCTGGCGATATTCTGAAGTCGTTGAACACCGCGACCAAGGCAGCAGGCGACATCGACACCGCAGCAGCGGATAGTGAAGCAGCGGCCAAAGCTACGCAGGACCGCCTCGAAGGTGCAGGCAAGACCGCAGCAGGCAAGACGAAGGAATTGCAGAACGCGTCAGACAACGTTACGAAGGAGCAAGCAGCCAAGACTAAGGCCATCAACGAATCCATAGCTGGGATCGTAGGTGACGGAGACATCGCAAAGCTACTCACAGACCCAACGCGTCGAGCAGCCCTACAAGAGGCAGTCGGCCCGGACGGTATGGCTAAGTTAGGAGACCTTGCAGTCGAGAATCAACTCTCGAAGGCGACTGGTGAAGTGCGTGATGGTAAGTTTGTCAAGGCACGGTTCGATCCAGACAAGTTCCTCCAGTGGACGGAATCCTTCAAGGACAGCCCAGAAGCACTGGACGCTACATTCCGTTCGACACCCGAACGCGCAGCGGCGTACGACAAGCTGATCAGTAGTATGCAGGAAGCATCAAGCGTGAAGAAGCTAGTTCGATTCGGCATACTTCCTCCCATCGGCGCAACAGTTGGTGGGTTGGCGGGCGGCCCTCTCGTTAGTGTGTTGGCTACAGCAGCTTCCGTACTGGGCGAGGCAAAGTGGGCACCTCTTCAGGAATTCCTAGATACAGTTGCGAACCACCCTGCAACGTGGAAGACGATAGGTGCGGTTGGTAAGGTCGGTGATGTAGCAGCCCAAGCCGGTAAGAAGGTAGCAGGCGCGGTTCCGACCGCAGCTAAGGTAGCAGGTAAGGTGTTGAACAAAGCACCGGCCTCAGCTAAGTTGGCAACGTATGGAGCACTCGCAGGCGCACTCGGCGGCCCAGATGCAACGGCTGACAAGCAGATCGTTCCTCCTGATGACACTACCGGGCAACAAGGCGTAACGCTTCCAGTACGAGTACCAGCAAACCAGTAGGGCCAATCCACCGGCCCTACTGAGCAGTAGGAGGATAATTGCTAAGACAGGACGACTACCAGAAGACGCACCTCGTAGACGAGGGATGGAAGTACGGTAAAGAGTACGGCGGCCATCTCGCCGCTTGCATGGTCATGAGTTGTATCATGAACCGAGTCAAGAAGGGATGGGGGACGCTACCTCAGGTGATCGAGAAGATTCCCAATTTTCTTGCTGAAGAGTATGTACCTGACGGAGCTATGCCGTCGATTTGGGAACCCGGATTCGTGCGATTGCTGCACGAAGTCGAACCCATCTTCGACACCACGCAGGATTACGCCAAAGGCGCAGTGTACTGGGCAGACACCCGGCGCATCACCACACCTTTCTTCGTCAACAAGATTCTGCCTAACAAGGAAGACCACCCCAGAATTGTCGAAATGAACACCTTCGTGTGTTTCAAATAAGGAGCAGTATGAATTTCAAATTAGTCCTCGATAAGCTGAAAGGGATAAAAGCCTTGGAACGCTTTCTACCACCTTCGCTCAGAGAAGCATTGTCCGAGGATGGGGTAGCTTCCTATAGCCGCTACAGTGGGTTCCTCGTAGTCTCCGCCTGTGTTATGTGGGTTTCGTTCCTCGTAGTACGCAATCATACGATTCCTGATGTTGGTGGACTGGCTGAGATTATCACAGCCGGTAACTCCGCGTACGTCGCCAATCAGGTGAAGCGCGTGGTCGCAGCTAACAAGACAGGCATACCGAATGCAACATCCGGCCCGGCCCCCGACCCACAAGAAGGAGACCCCAATGCCAGTACCACTTAGTCCCGACATAGTTGCACTCGCTATGGTCATTTACAACTATGGCAAGTTCGTTCTCGGTTTCGGCAGTGTTGCAGTTGCAGTGTGGAAGGTGGTACAATGGGTGAAGGAAATCCGCACCAAGGATTTTGCTGACCTACGAACCGCCGTCACAGAGACGCAAGGGTCTATCGACGCCCTCGGCCATAAAGTCGATGCCCAAACTAGTGCAGTTGTGCGAGAGTTGCAAGAACTCCGCAGCGACTTCCGCACGTTCTACACGCAACCCGTACCTCAGATGCTTCCGGCGCAGTCGAAGCCGAAGCGCATACTCAAGCCACGAGTGGTCAAGACCGAAGCAGCTTAGTCTTGACATGGTTCGTCCTCCTGTGACACAATGGAAGGACAATCGCAGCACAGGAGGAAGATGAGCACAACCTACAAAGACGTAGACAGCAACGCGATCATTGCCGACATTCAGAAAGTAGCCCGTGAGCATGGGCCGGTGACACGCGTTCAGTACCGCAAGTTCGGAACGTTCAGTGAGCGGAAGATCATCGAGAAGTTCGGCGGGTTCTTCAACGCTGTGCAGGCAGCCGGTTCCGGCAAGTCGGCGCAGAGCACACCTACGCTCGTTGAGACCAACGAAGTATCTGGGAACAAGTGGGAGATTACTCTTCCCAAGACACGCATCCATACGCTTCCTCAGCTTCTTGAACACGCTAAGGTGGACACTTCCATTTGGAAGGTAGATCGCTTTGTCGTCAACTGCTGGGAGATGGGCTTCAAGGACAGCAACGATAAACCTGCTACACAGCCATTGTATCAAGTCAAGGCGACACTGATCCGTGACGTAGTTATGATCGACGTTCGACAGGAGATTGAAGCCCTGAAGGATGAGGTCAAGAAGGTCGCACGTATACCGAAGTCAGTGACTCACTCTGCTAAATCCAGCGGTAACTTGCTGGAGTTGATGATCCCAGATTTGCACGCAGGCAAGCTCTGCTGGGCCAAGGAGACAGGTTACCAAAACTACGACACTCCTATAGCAATTGCGACTTATCGCAATGCCGTGGACAGTCTGTTAGTTGCGACCAAAGGTTACACCTTCGACAAGATTATTCTAGGCGTGGGTAATGATCTTCTGCAATCGGACAACATCCAAGGCACCACGTACAGCGGCACGAAGGTGGATACTGATGTACGGTTCCGCAAGACGTATCGCATGGTTCGGGAGATGCTTTCAGAGACGGTCGAGAAGTTGAGGTTGTTGGCACCTGTGGAAGTGAAGTTAGTTCCCGGCAACCATGACACCCTTTCGACCTTCACGCTTGGAGATTCCCTTGAGTGTCGGTTCCACAACTACTCTGATGTTCTTGTGGATAACGGGCCTTCGATGCACAAGACAGTCGAGTGGGGAGAAACGTTTTTAGTTCTCACGCACGGGCACGAAGGAAAGCAAGCCGACTATGCAGCATGGATCGCATCTAAGTACCCACGCGAGTTCGGAAGGACGAAGTTCCGTGAGGTTCACGTCGGGCACAAGCATAAGTCGGCACTCGATGAGAAGTTTGGCGTGCGGGTACGGACACTAAGCTCTTTGACCCCACCTGATGCTTGGCACTCTGACAATAATTTTGTCGGAAACTTGCGCGTAGCTGAAGGTTTGGTATTCAACAAAGAGCGGGGACTTGTGGCGCAGTTCTATCATACAGAGACAGACTAATGCCAGCTAAAGGATACCGTAGTGCGTTTTGCAAGAACGGTCATGAACGCACTGCGGAAAACGTAGACGCTGGGGGCTACTGTCGCATTTGCCAACGAGATTACTACAAGCGTTGGCGGTACTCCCACAAGGAGGAAGGCAGAGCCGCTGCTAGAAAATGGAAGTACGGTCTGACGGAGGATGTATACAACGCAACCCTTACAGCACAAAGAGGTAGGTGTGCTATTTGCCGTGTGGTTTTTGATGATGCGACAAAAGCTACATCTCCACACGTAGATCACTGCCACAAAAATAACCATGTGCGCGGAATCTTATGCGACAAGTGCAACAAAGGTTTAGGCAACTTTGCAGATTCTATAGAACATTTGGAGGCTGCTGCGTTGTACTTGAAACGGCAATCTATAGATAGTCAGGGATTGGCCGCTTGACTATCTGTAGATTGTCATGTATAATGTTTCCAGAGGTGATCAATGGACATAACGATTACACCAGAGACCGTTGAAGGGGTTTGCGCAGGCGATGTGTTCAAATGGAACGGTAAGCGGTACCGCATCCAGAAGAGGACACGCTCCGCTATCTCAGTGACCAGATACTACTGGTTCGATGCAGCATCCGATTGGATCGTGCGCAGGGTTCAGGCTTGGAGGCAGAAGTGATAGTCCGACGTAGGGTTCCCCTGCTCAAGATCAAACACTTTTACACCCCGAGTATCGACCTTGCTGACGTTCAGTTGGGTGGTATATTCCATCACGTCAACGGGAAGAGCTTTATGCTCATCGACCGCGATCCGTGGAAGGCTACCATCATTCGCTACACACGCTGGGACGAGTTCATATTTCGTTTAGGCGTATGGATAAGCGACCGCTTCAGCAAGAAAGGTTAGGAGAGACCTTGGGACTTGGAGAAACATTAGAGCTTGAGAAGACAGGCAACATCACTTCGAGCAAGCCATACACCGCAGCAACCGCACCCTCAACCAAAACAATCACGCGCCTCCCAGTAGACGCCGCAGCCCGAAAGAAGGTTCCCGTGTACTCTGGCGTGATCAACTACTTTCCTGATGCTCTCATTGCCATCGCTAAGGTATCGCAGGCGGGCAACGATCAGCACAACCCCGGCCAGCCTCTTCACTGGTCTCGCGGTAAGTCTGCCGACCATGAAGACACACTAGTACGTCACCTGTTAGAGAAGGGGACGGTAGACACAGACGGTCACCGGCATAGCGCGAAGATGGCATGGCGTGCTCTGGCGATCCTGCAACTTGAACTGGAGAAGGAACGCGATGAGCAAAGTCAAGGTCAATCATAAAACTAAAACGGTCGTACTGAACGCTGAAGCCCGCCTCGCACTCAAGCGCAGCGGGCCTAGCAACGCTCGTATTCAGCGCATCCTGCTTGGTAACGATCAGCGTGACATGCCGACCTCGGAAGAGGCCCGGTGGCTTGGTGCTGCCGTTCTGTTCTACACCGGATACTCATTCGATCCTCCGATCAAGCTCAAGCAGAAGACCGTCAAGGTTTGTTGCGCAACTCATCGAGCGTTTGGCGGAAATTGTAAATAGAGCTTGACGCACAGCGCGGTTCGTGAGATAATGGTTTTATTGCGGAGGTAGTTCAATGGCAGAACAACATAGCGACCAGCTTGTAAGTGGCGGTTCAAGTCCGACCCCTCCGCTCCAACTTCACGGCTTAGTGAAAGTAATTGACAAGGCCACAGCACGTACAGTAGTAGACACCAATCACTACAGTGGTAACGTTCCTGCTGGAAAATCATTTTACTATGGTTGGTATTTCGGAGATGAGCTTTACGCTGTAGCTGTATACGGAATATCTGCTAACAATGGGTTACCAGCATACGTCGGCGCTATAGTAAATCGAGAAGGATTAGATTGGAATACTGTAACGGAACTGAAGAGACTAGCTAGAGTGGAGCCTAAAGTTGAAGGAAGACCATTGACTAAGTTCCTTTCAGTGTGCCATCGGCTTCTACGTAAAGAAGGTATACAATATGTTATATCTTTCTCTGACCCCGATTTCAACCCGCACGGGGGTATTTATGCCGCCTCCAACTTCAAGTTAGTTGGGATGACTAAACCCGAGACGGACATCCTCAACTGTGAGGGACGCAAAATAGGCAGGCGTACTCTTCTCCACTGGAGAGTCAAGCATGGAAACCCAAGCATTGACGAGGCGTGTAAGATTTTAGGATTTACTAAGATTCACACGCAACCTAAAAAGCGTTGGTTGCTTTCTCTTTAGGATAGGATAGGATAGGATAGGATAGGATACGAGACATGCCTAAATTCTCAGGCGGCACTTCGGTGTGCTCTAAGGGATACCTAGTCGTCAAGTCTGGGCCGTGCAGAGATGTACGCGTTCATATCTTGGTGGCAGAGGCCATGCTCGGTCGCAAACTGCGAGAGAACGGAGAAGTGCATCACAAGGACGGTAACAAGCTCAATCCTCACTGGAAGAACCTTGAAGTCCTCGATTCAACTACCCACGCTGGCATCAGCAACAAAAAGCGTTGGGCACACCTATACAATGAGCAGCGAGAGATTGAAGCTCTCGAAGCGTTGTACAAGGAGCACGAGGCTAAGCAGCCCGTGGAAGAACCCGTACCATTTTAGGAGACGATATGAAGGCACGTTGGCGAGGCATCTAACATGACATACATCCCGAACGAAGTAGACAAGAACGACCCGCCTGACAACCGCCTGCTTGAGGTGGTGTTGTCGGAACCAGTCGGCACGAAGACGATCCCGAGTCGTTACAATCCGAAGCTCATCCCTAGCCGGTACAATCCCATCGGGGAGAAGTGCGATGGCTAAGCAATATCTGGTGGAGCAGTACGAGACCGTGACAGCGATGGAAGAGAGAATCAACGACCTCTATCTAAAGCCGACCGGCGAACGTTACGATCCCATCACCGTGACTGAGACCACAGAGAACTTCACCGTCCTCTACGGCCTCTTCAAAGCACCATACCGCAGAACCTAACCTCCCTCACCGGGAGGTTGTTTTGCTGTCTCAGGAGTAATTATGAACGCATCAGAGATTCAAGAGTTCAAGACCATCGAGGTAGAAGCGAAGACGTGGATACAGAAACATGAACGCATCCTCATCATCTTCCTTGCGATCCTCGCCGGGGTCTTCCTCTACAACAAGGTCATCGACCGCGAGGCGGCCCACGATCAGCTTGTAGCGAACCAAGCCGCCCAGACCCTCAAGGCGCAGGAGGCGAAGGATACCGCCCTCGCTCAGGCCGCCGCCGCGCAACAGCAGCAGTACGTCGCGCTGGTGCAGCAACTCAGCCAGCAGAACTCCGCGCTGAGCGCAGCCATGCAAAACCGCACAACCGTGCTTCAGGTACAGCAAAAGGCTGACGCAACCCTCCCAATGCCCGCTCTAGGCACTCGCCTTGGCACGCTTTTGGGGGTAGGAGCGACCGACGTGGTTCCGACGACCTCTGGCCTCACCCTTTCGCCAGCGGCCTCGTATAGGGCCACTGAGAGCCTTGAGCAGCTTCCCGTGCTGACCGCCAACCTCGCGGACAGTCAAACCCAGAACCAAAACCTCACCAAGGAGCTTGCGGCGTCCGATGCTCTTGGCGCGACCAAGGATGAGCAGATCACCAATCTCAAGCAAACCGTAACTGATACGCAAGTCGTTGGAGACAAGAATCTGGCGGCGTGCAAGGCAACGGCCCGGCGAGGGAAGCTGCACAGCTTTTTTTACGGAGTGGGAGTTGGGGCCAGTACTCTGCGTTGATACCACTG